TTGTCGTTCACGAGGCCTTGATCGCCTCCTGGGACAGCGAAACTGGCTTTCCTCGCGTCTTCGATGATCCGAAGAAAACCCGCTCGGCCTTGATCCGCACCATCATCTGGTACGTCGATCAGTTCGCGGCCGAGACCGAGGACGGCCTGCGCACCTACCACCTCCATGACGGGAAGCCCGCCGTCGAGCTTTCCTTCTCCCTCGAGTTCGATCCGAACATCATGTACTGTGGCCACCTCGACCGCGTGGTCCAGATGGGAGATGAGCTTTACGTCATGGACCAGAAGACGACCGGAGGGACTGTCGGCCCCTACTATTTCAACGGCTTTTCCCCGTCGAACCAAATGTCAGGCTACGCTTTCGCGGGCCAGGTCATCCTCTCCTCCCCCGTCCGTGGCGTCATCATCGACGCGGCCCAGATCGCGGTCAACTTCACTCGCTTCGAGCGCGGGATCACGTCCCGCTCCAAGGACCAACTCGAGGAATGGTTCGGCTCCACCGTTCAGTTCATCCGCAGCTTCCAGACCCTGACCGCCGAGGCCAACGAGGTCGAGTCCCGCTTCCCGATGAACCCGACCGCCTGCGGAAACTACGGCGGGTGCGCCTTCCGTATCCTCTGCAGCCGGTCCACCAAGGTCCGCGAGAACTTCATCCAGTCCGATTTCGTTCCCCACGTCTGGGACCCTGCAACACCGAGGTAAATCATGACAACCCTAGCCGACCATAAGTCCTCCGATTTCGTCAAGCTTATCTTCATCGGCCACTCGGGCGCAGGGAAGACGGGCGCACTGACTCCGCTTGTCGAGGCGGGCTACGAACTCCGCATCATTGACCTTGACTCTGGCCTCGACGCCCTCGTCAACCACGTCAGCGAAGTCAACCCGAAGCTGCTTTCCTCCGTCGAGTTCGAGTCCTTTCGGGACCGCGTGAAGATGACTGCCTCCGGCCCGGCAGTCATCGGCAGCCCAAAAGCCTATGTCCAGACCCTCAACGCGCTGGAAAAGTGGCCCGCAGATGGAAGCGACCCCGCGAAATGGGGCGCGCGCCGGGTGCTCGTGATTGATAGCCTTACCAATCTTGGCCGGGCGGCTTTCCAATGGGCCAAAGCGGCCAATCCGACGTCAAAAGACCCCCGGCAATGGTACAAGACCGCCCAAGACCTGCTCGAAGACCTGATCGCAAACGTTACATCCGATGCCTTTGAGACGAATGTCATCATCATTTCCCACATCGAGCTTATCGAAACCAACGGCACCTATAAAGGCTTTGCCAGTTCCATCGGCAAGGCCCTCGGCCCCAAAATTCCGCGCTTCTTCAATACCATGCTGCTCTCGGAAACGGTCGGCAGCGGCAAGAATGTGAAGCGCCGGATCAAGACCCTCCCCACGGGCTTGATCGACCTGAAAAACCCGGCCCCGATGAAGATCGAAGCCGAGTATGACATATCCGACGGCCTTATCAAGATCTTCAACATCTTGAAGGCCGAGAGATAGCCCTCGGGCTGACCGCCGGAAAGACGGCACCCTCAACCTTCCTTGGAGAACTCCCATGAAATTTTCTGAAGCCCTCGACCGCAAACTTGAAGAGATCAAGCGCCCGCCCGTCCTCCCCATCGGCCACTACATCTGGCAGGTCAGCAAGCATCCCGAGATCGACGAATTCGAGTCCTCGAAGACCGGCGGCACTTTCGAGCGGGTGACGTTCTCGCTGGCCTGCGCCGGCGCCTCGGACGACGTGGACCCGGACGATCTGGCGAACTACGGCAACGTCCAGGGTTCGCTGAACCGGAAGACGTTCATGTTCTCGAACAACCCGGACGACCGGGCAAATTTCGAGCGGTCCATGTTCAACCTTCGCCGGTTCCTTGACCACTGCGGCGTCGATGAGTCTTTGCCGATGAACGAAGCCCTCGCCGCCTCTGTCGGCCAGCAGTTCCTGGGCGAACTGACTCACCGGCCGGACCCGAATGACCCCGAGGTCGTTTACGCCGAAGTCGGCCGCACGGCGCAACTTTAAGTATCCCCCGGCGGGCGCTGGCTTTCTGGCGCCCGCCTTTCTTTATGGAGACCTCGATGGCACCCCTTCCCCCTCCCAGAGTCCGAATGCTTTCTGCCGCGGCCAACCTGACAAATGGCGATCGCGACGCCGAGTACGGCCCGCCCTATGATAACCTCTCCGACTGCGCCGTCCTCTTCTCGGCCTACCTGACGGCGAAATATCCTACCGTCGCCTCCCCCGCCCTCACCGCCGAAGACGTGGCCTGGCTCAATGTCCTCCAAAAGATGGCTAGGACGTTCCACGGTAAGGTCAAGGCGGATACCTACATCGACGCGGCGGCCTATTCTGCAATCGCCGGCGAATGCGCCCAGATCGAAGCGGAGTCCTGACATGACCAGCGGAACCTTTGCCTACGTCCCCGTTTCCTCCATCATCGTTGACCGAGAAAACCGCCAGCGCCGGGACCTTGAAAACATCGAGGAGCTCGCCAAGTCGATTGCAGACAACGGCCTCATCAACCCCATCGTGGTCACGAAAGAGAACGTTCTCGTCGCCGGGGAGCGCCGTCTCACGGCCCACAAGCACCTCGGCTTCGAGTTCATCGCCGTGCAATATGCCGAAGACCTCGGGGAAGAAGCGCTGCACATCATCGAGTTGGAAGAAAACATTCGGCGGGAAGAACTCCCGTGGCAGGATCACGTCAACGCGATTGCTCGCTATCATGAAATCAAGACGAAGCAGGCCGCGGACCTCAGCCAGCCCTGGTCGCAGGAAGCGACGGCCGCAGAACTCGGCATGTCTCAGGCCAACATCGCCAAGCATTTCCTCGTCAAGCGGGCAATGGATGAAGGAGTTTCGGAAGTTCTGACCGCGCCCAAGCTGACGACGGCCGCGAATTTCGCCCAGCGGATGATGGAACGCCGGAAGTCCTCAATCCTGCGGGAACTCCGTCAGGAGAGTCAGGCCCCGAGTCCGTCACTCGCCTCGCCGCCAAAACTTGATGGAGAGCTCGTTTCGGCCGAACCCGCGCCAGTGGAGTCCTCTTCCCGCTACGCTGAGATCATCAACACGAATTTCCTCGACTGGTCCCTCGAAGTCCGCGAAACTCCTTACAACCTCGTCCATTGCGATTTCCCCTACGGAATTTCTGCGGGCGACACGCGCGGGATGTCAGGCGCGAAGTCTTTCGGCGGCTATGCGGACAGCGAGGATATTTACTGGACCCTTCTCGACACCTTCCTCGCGAGGCAGGATCGCTTCATCGCGCCCTCGGCCCATCTGCTCTTCTGGTTCAGTATGAAATACTATGTTCCGACGGTCGAGAAGCTTCGGGCCGCCGGCTGGCGTGTGGATGACTTTCCGCTGATTTGGCATCGGTCAGATAATTCCGGTATCCTCCCCGACGCTCATCGAGGCCCCCGGCGGACTTACGAAACCGCCCTCTTCTGCTCTCGAGGGGACCGCAAGGTCGTCAAGGCGGTGGCCAACTCCATCGGAGCCGTTACCACGAAAATCTACCACATGAGCGAGAAGCCTATCCCGGTCCTCGAGCATTTCTTCCGCATGGTTGTGGACGAGACGACGCTCATTCTCGATCCGACCTGTGGCAGCGGCAACGCGATCAAGGTGGCAGAAGCGCTCGGGGCGAACTGGGCAACGGGCCTTGAGCTTTCCGCCGATTATGTCGAAGGCGCCAGGCAAAATCTGGGGCTGTAAATTTGTCTTGACAGCGGGACGGTATGGCTTTATCATCAAATGATAGCGCCATACCGGGCTGCGGAAGGTATGCAATGCACAAACCAGTTCTTGTTGTCGGGGAAGCCTTTGGCGAGGAAGAAGAACGCAAGGGAGAGGCCTTCGCCGGCCCGGCCGGTTCGGTCCTCTTCGGCATCCTCCGTCAAGCCGGCATCCCAAAAGAGGATTGCTATTTCACAAACGTCTTCAACCTGCGGCCGCCGGGTAACCGCCTCGACGCCCTCCTCACAGGCAAGGCAAATGCAATCGCCAACTATCGCCCGATTTCCGCCGGCAAGTATGTCGATCGGAAATACCAGCCCGAGTTAGACCGACTTGCGTCCGAAATCGAAGCAGTCCGGCCGAACGTCATCGTGGCCCTCGGCAACCTCGCTCTCTGGGCGCTTTGCAAGAAATCTGGGATTAGGAAGTACCGGGGCAGCCCGCTGCTTTCCTTCGACGGCCGCTGGAAGGTCCTCCCAACTTGGAGTCCGGCCACGGTCCTCAAGCAGTGGGAAACCCGCGTCATCATGCTGGCGGATTTATCCAAAGTCCAGCGGGAAATGACGTTCCCCGAACTCCGTCGCCCTCAGCGGTTCATCTACATGGAACCGAGCCTACAGGACATCGAGGACTTCTATCATCAATTCCTCAAGAACCAGCCCTTCATTTCCTGCGACACCGAGACGCGGGATCGGACGATAACCGAAGTTGGCTACGGGACCGCCGATGGCCGCCACTGCCTCGTTATCCCTTTCTGGGACCGGACGCGGAAGGACGGAAACTACTGGCGGACGCATGAGGATGAACGCGAAGCCTGGTCCTGGGTTCGACGGATTAACGCGAACCATCGGCTCATCGGCCAGAATTTTCCCTACGACATGCAGTATTTCTGGCGGACTGCGGGCATTCCTTGTCCTCAGTTCTTTGGCGATACCATGATCCTGCACCATTCCATGCAGCCGGAGCTAGAAAAAGGCCTCGGCTTCCTCGGTTCGATTTACACTAACGAACCGAGCTGGAAATTCATGCGGACTGACCATTCAACCCTCAAACAGGATGACGAATGATGATCCAAGTTATGGCGACCGAAGAAATGCCGACAGGGGGCTATCGCCTACAACTTGAGACGTGGCACATCAATCTCGCGGTTTGTTCCTCGCTTCGGGACATGGGGACTTTCCTTGTTGAGGTTAACAATGTAGAGTTCCGATCCCCGATCTGCCAAATCAAACTCCCTCAGCAGACTCTCTACGTCAGCGGGTTTGCCGATGGCCTCCTCGCGAGGGCAAGATGATCTATATCGCCTCCCCCTTTACTCACCCCGATCCCCTCGTCATGAAACACCGGAGGGATGCGGTCTTTCTTTACGCGGCCGAGCTTACCCGCCGGGGCGTCCTCTGCTTCTCTCCCATCGTTTACGGCTACCCGTTTTTCGCTGAGTACGATTTCCCTCCGGCCTTCGGCCACTGGCAGATGTTGAACGATCATCTTATCGGCGCCTCCAACGGCGTCCACGTTCTCCAGCTCAAGGGCTGGGAAGCCTCCCTCGGCGTCTCCCATGAGATCGCCCGCGCAACCCGACTTGGCCTCCCCATCGAGTACATCCAGCCATGAAAATCTTCGACACCTCCGCCCTCGACGAGAAGATGATGCCGCTTCTTTCCTCCCAGGAGGCGGCTTGGATTTACAACGGCCTCGACGTTTGCGTAACCGCCGAGGTCTTCAACACTCTGATCGCCCAACTCGAGACCGAGCCGCCGAACATTCGGGCGACCTATGAGACCGCCCTCGCCAAGTTGGCTCCGTTCATGGAAATGGGACTGCGGGGAACCTTGATCGACGAAGAGGCCCGGCAGTTCACCATCCGCGACCTTGAGGCTGATCTTGCCGCCCTTGACGGCAGATTTCAGCAGATCATGCTGGCGGTCTTCGAGACCAAGCTTAACTGGCGCTCCCCGGTTCAGCTTAAGAACCTATTCTACGGTATGCTTGGCCTCAAAGAAGTCAAGAAGCGGAACAGCCAGGGCGTCTACGCTTCCACGGTCAATCGGGAGGCCCTTGAGTATTTCAAAATCTATCTCTACGCCCTTCCGCTTTCCAACTACATTCTCGCCATGCGGGACATCAGCAAGCAGCTCGGTTTCCTCAAAACCGAGATCGACCGGGATCAACGCATCCGCACAACCTACAACATTACCGGGACAAACACAGGCCGGGCTTCGTCTTCCCTGTCTGAGTTTGGGACAGGGACGAACCTTCAGAACGTTAACCGGAAACTCCGTTACCCCTTCACGGCCGACCCAGGAATGTACATGGTCAACGTGGACCTTGAGCAAGCCGATGGCCGCAACGTCGGGGCGCTCTGCCATAATCTGTTCTCTGAGGCCAGCGCGAAAGAGATCGCCCGTCTTCTCCAGCTTAAGAGCTGGTCCGGCCCTGTCGGCCCTGCCTTCGCGTCTGCCTTCCTCGACGCCTGCGAATCCGGCGACCTTCACACAACTGTCTGCCGCATGACCTGGCCAGAGCTAGCGTGGCCGGATGACCCGAAAGGCTGGAAGAAGTTCTGCGACGGTCTTATTGCTCACGGCCAGGACAGCTATCGCCAGCTTGCCAAGAAACTCGGCCACGGAACGAACTACTATGGAACGCCGCGGACAATGGCGAAACACGCTCACGTTCCGACGAAGCTGATCGAGGAATTCCAGTCCCGTTATTTCGGCCTCTTCCCGGCAATCAAGGCGTGGCATAACTGGACGATCGAGCAAATCCAAACCCACGGAACACTCACCACCCCGTTCGGCCGCCGGAGGATGTTCTTCGGGCGAGGCAACGACGCCAGCACTTGGCGAAAAGCCATCGCCTATTCCCCACAGTCTATGACAGGGGAACAGATCGACCGCGGCCTGCTCGCCGTCTGGCGAAAGTATCCTCAAGTCCAGCTCCTCAATCAAGTCCATGACTCCATTCTCTTTCAAATCCCATTCCGCGAAGCAACCCACCTGATCCCCGAAATCCTCAAGACGATGCAAGTAACGATCGAGCTCCACGGTGGCCGTCCCTACACCGTTCCGCTCGAGGCCGCCGGCGGCTGGAATTGGGGCTATGCGAACAAAGAAAACAACATTTACGGGTTGAAAAAATGGACAGGACAAGAGGACCGGGATCGGCCTTCACCCAAAAGAAGGCTCCGCGACTTTCTGGAGAGCGGCCGGACTTCATAGACTCCTTCTTCTCTTTCACCGAGAACATCAGCTCGCCGCCCCTGTTCCGCAAATGGGCGGCGATTGCCGCTGTAGCCGGAGCACTGGAAAGGAAGGTTTGGGTCCGAACGCTCGGCTCGAACCTTTACCCGAATGTCTATATCATCCTCGTAGGCCCGCCTGGCGTGGGTAAGACTGAGGTGACTTGGCGCGTTCGGGATTTCTGGAAGGGCATGGAGGACCACCACGTCGCGGCAACCTCGGTAACGAAGGCGTCCCTCATTGATGAGCTCGCGGCCGCCAATCGGCGCTGGATCACTAATTCACCGGAAAACCCCGTCGAGCATTTCAACTCCCTTCTACTCTGCATCAATGAACTCGGCGTTCTTATCCCCGCCTACGAGAATGAGTTTATGAACGTCCTTACCGATCTTTGGGATTGCAAGGACTACAGCGAGAAGCGCCGAACCGCGAAGATCGAGCACGACATCAAAAAGACCCAGCTTAACCTTCTCGGCGCCTGCACTCCGGCCTACCTCATGCAGACGCTACCCGAAGGAGCCTGGGATCAGGGCTTTATGTCCCGAACCATGCTCATCTTTACGGCCGAGCGACAGGTCCGCTCTCTTTTCGCTGATGTGACCGTGGACACTGGAGAAGAAGAATTTCTGCGCGAACAGCTTGCCCGGATCGGGAACCTCTACGGTGAGATCAAGTTTACGGAAGAGGCCGCCAGCCTGATCGACACCTTCCATCTGTCCGGCGGGGAGCCGAAACCGGATCATCCGAAGCTTATCAGCTATTCCATCCGCCGAACGGTCCACCTTCTTAAACTATCCATCATCGCCAGCATGTCTCGATCAGATGAGCTCCTCATTC